GTGGCATAGCGACCATGGATGACGTGGTGGACCTGGGTGTTGGACCGCTGGCGCTCACCAAACGCCTCACAGATGCAGCATGGCAGTTGGGCCACGCGGGCAAGGTGATCCGGGTCGGACTCCTTCGGTGGTGGCTTCTGGCCCAGCGGGGGCTTGTGCATCAGGTTCACGCCGCAGCCCTCCGCAGTTCGTCAGCCGTCACACCCAACTGTGCTGCGATCCACTCCATGATCGCGGCCTTGCTGGCCTTAAACCGGTCCCCACCCATCGCCCGGTAGGATTGGCTTTCTGGCGTCCATACCGTCACCACTGGACCGCGCACCTGCGCGACGGCGTAGCCATGGGCTGCGACACAGGCGGGCAGCAGCGCGTCCCTGACGCGGCGTGCGGTGGCGTTGGCCCCGCAGTCGATCACCTGCACCGTGTGAAACCCCGTCGCGATCAGGGCGTGCTTGCGCAGCGTCTCGGCCGTCTCGGCCCACGGCATGTCCCGCAGGCCCTCGGGCAGGTTCAACCATGCGTCATGCACCCATGCAAATTGGTGCCTGTGGCTGGCTTCGCTGCGCCCGCGCTCGATGGTCACGCCTACGATTTCCCCCGGCGGAATGTCCGGGGCATCGTTGGTCATGAGGCGCAGCGTGCCGTCGCTGTAGCGGGCGCGGTATTGCATGGTCAGTCCATGCCCATGGCGGTGCGATACATGGCCAAGATCGCCTGTTCCTCGGCCACGTCGTCTGGGTTGCGGCGGCGTTCCTTGATGATCGACCGCACCGGCATCACAA